TGACTATAGTACTAGTAAATGGTCACGTAAAGAAAGTGCTTTAACACAAGACGAAGCAGAAGCAATTGAGAAGTTTGGTTTATATAACCTTGCTGACTTCTTGCCTAAACGTCCAAACGAAGCAGAGCTTAAAATCATGAAAGAAATGTTTGAAGCAAGTGTTGATGGTCAACCATATGATGAAGAAAAATGGGGTGCGTACTTTAAACCACGCGGTTCATACACATCAAATGCTCCTGCAACGACTACTGCGGCTAGTGATGTAGCAGCTCAACCGGCAGACCGTGCAGTTGTTTCTGAGCATGTTGAAAGTGCTCCGGTGGCAATTGCTCCAGTAGCAGATGCTCCGTTTGATACTGATGAAGTAGAAGTTAGTGCTCCAACAGCACCAATAGCTACTCCGGCAGCTGGCGGACAACGTGCTGAAGACATTTTAGCAATGATTCGCAATCGTCAGAAAACTGCTTAATTGATAAAAGAGTAGGGATAGTTTAAGTACTATCCCTCTTTTCTAAAAATGAAAATAGCAATTACTGGCACTACCTCAGGTTTAGGGTCGGCATTAAAAGAACATCTATTGCTTAACCATAATGTCTTGTCAATTGACAAACCGATAGTTAATTTAAGCACACTATCCGATCTACAAACTGTTGATTTATCCGGAGTTGATGTATTAATCAACAATGCCGGTCATAGTCACGGCGGAGGCAAGGGTATACTAACTCATGATATAGAAGCTTGGACTGATATACTCGATGTCAACCTTCGGGCACCAATTTATCTAACACAGAAATTTATTCAACAAAATCCCACAGGTAAAATTATCTTTATTACTAGCAGAGCGGTTGAATCTTCATTGGGCGGCGATAGCATTTATTCCGCAAGTAAAGCTGGGCTAACTACATTCATACAATGTATGCGTGATGAATTAAAAAATTCTAATTACCGATTAATAGAAATCCGCCCGGGTAGGATTAAAACATCATTTGCTAAGAATAGAAGAATACACGATGATCAAACTGTTAATTCTTTTTATGATACTAGACAACATATGACTGTTGACGAACTAGTAAAAGTAATCGATTCAGCAATTGAATTGGATTATATAGAAACAATAACTCTCACTAAGAATGCATAAGTCTCCATTCATCGTAGTAAGATACCCAAGTGGCGGAGCTGGTAGATTTCTATCGACTGCACTTCAATTAAGTAATGATATTGCTCATTGGGAGTCATCCATTGAAGCAATAAAGGGCACAGATAAGTTTGCTGAATCATATGTTAATTACGTTGATTCAAAGTTCCCCGTTGATTTAACCTATCATTTACGATTAGAACCTGATTTACCATATCGCTCGGATTTTTACAGCGGCACATACGATCGAGGCACGCAGGTATCTTTTGAAGAATATAATCAATTGCTTGTTGATGGCCACGATGATTATTATTTTGATAATGTACAGGCAAATAAAAAAGTTAATTTAATATTACATAAATCTGAGATACCTCAATTTATGTCAGGCAGTATTTTTGTTAATGTAATTATCACGTCAGAACGTGCTAGAGCATGGGTCGAGCAAATGGTATGGTCAAAACACTATTATGTCGAAGCACCTATGCTAATTAGACAATTACAACATGATCCTGCATACTGCAACCCAAAAAGAAAAGAGCTAGTAAAACAATTCTTCACTGGCAATGCTGTGATACAAGTTGATAGTATTGATGAATTTAAGATGATTAATATTTCCCAAAATCCAGAATTTAATTTATTTTCTAGTACAGAAACTTTGTATCAACACCCAAGCAATCAACTAGTGAATAATTTAGTATTTGATCTTGATAATATATTCTCTATAGACACTGTAATTGATAATATAGAACAAATTACACAAAGTAGTTCACTGGCAATGCCCGATAAAGATTTGTTAAGCAAAATTTATAATATATGGTGGAGTAGAAATTGCAAATAACACAATATCAACTCTTACCCGAATCAGCAATCGACTTTGCCGGCCTACCAGCCAGGTTTCAATTGCTTGATCACCTTGGTGGATTTGACGTAGATAATTGTAATGCGGTATTAGATAGTATAAACGATTACGCAGGTGCGCAGGGCAAACAATACGACATTCAATATCATAATGTTTTATCGCAGGCGGTTCATGCTAATTATTCAAATTTAAATATTCGGTTTTCATCAGAGTATCAGCATACATTAAATTTCTCACACTTTACTAATATTAAATTAGTCGATAAAGAAAAAGATTTTAAGAACTTTGTATGTTCTTTTAATGGGTCCGAACATATATCGCGACAATTGTTAACATCGGCACTACATAAATTTGGTTGGTTTACACCTGAATACAATACTAAAAATTTCTCCACATATAAAGATCGAATCGATGGTAATATAATTGCGTGTTTTGAATCTAGTCTAGATGAACGATTTTATAGAAAATTTATCATAGCAGATGGTACTGATGCGGACGAGTTTTATAATAATATCTATTCAATTGACTATACACGCTATAATCATAAACGTAATATAAAAATACTATTAGACAAGATAAATCAATCATTTATACAAATAGTATCGGAAACAATGGCAACCAGCAACGTACCGTTTGTTACCGAAAAGTTTTTATATCCAGTAGTAGGTAAATCTTTATGGCTAGGTTATAGTCAACCGGGCTGGCACCGGCATTTGGCTGAAATATACGGATTTAAACTATTCACTACAATATTTAATTATGACTTTGACTCAATTACCAATCCAGTTGTTCGATTAGTAGAACTTCTAAGTATGTTATCAAAGTTTGGTCATTTGACCACTGCCGATTGGCATGATTTATATCTAATAGAAAAAGACACGGTTGATTATAATTATGATTGGTACATGAGTAAACATTACCTAACACAACTAGAGAAATTCAATGGTTAATTTCGACAGCACAAATCCAGTTATTATACAATTTACACCATTTGCCGGCGGCAAATTTATAAGCAATTGTTTATCATTGAGTAAGTATGCTGTACCGCAGGATACTCGTGCTGCTGAATATTTGATTAATAGTCCCAATGATTATCAGTTTAGACTAGAGACTGCATTAAATTCGCTAGCACCGAGGCATGACATGCTAAATTGGATATCAATGTATGAATATGGCGATGCTGACATATATGGACCGGTCCAGGAACTATGGAGAACAGGTAGCCCAACTATTAATTATATAAATTCACTCACCGAGCAGCTATCAAAATCAAATTTAAAATTCTTCATTTGCTCTCATAGAGGTCCGGGCGAGGTATTAAATTTGCTTAAAGTGTGGCCTAATGCCACTGTGATAATGTTAAAAAATTATAGAAAATTCTTTGATATTGCAGCAAAACTAAAAACATCAAATCTACAACCGATTGAATCATACGCAGGTAATTATTGTAAAGAAAAATACAATATACTAAAAGGACACGATTGGCCAACCTGGGAACAATTTGAAAATGATAATTACATAACTGACAACGATGAAATGCAAAAATTCTATCTGTGGCATCTTGTAAAAAATAAAAAAATAGTTGTTGATGTGGACTCGACTATTTTTGCTGCAGAATTGTTTATCAGCAATATGCAACAGTTATATACTCAACTAGGATTCGATGACTTTGATCCTAGTGCAATTGGTAAATTTTGGAAAAGATATATGTCATTACATGTAGACATAGCAGTATAATTCATGTAAAATAAACTTAATACACACTCAAAGGAAAACATTATGGCAAAACCATTCGACATTAGTAAATTTAGAAAATCAATTACCAAATCAATTGATGGGTTAGGTATTGGCTTTAACGATCCTACAGATTGGATCAGTACAGGCAACTACACATTAAACTATCTATTAAGCGGAGACTTTAATAAAGGCATTCCTATGGGTAAGGTAACTGTGTTTGCTGGTGAATCGGGTGCAGGAAAATCATTTATCTGTTCGGGTAATATTGTACGTCATGCACAGGAGCAAGGCATTTATGTTATTTTAATTGATACAGAAAACGCACTTGACGAAGCATGGCTACACGCATTGGGTGTAGATACAGACGAAAGTAAACTGCTTAAACTTAACATGGCTATGATTGATGATGTGGCTAAAGTTATCAGTGACTTTGTTAAAGAGTATCGTACCCTTCCAGAAGAAGACCGTCCTAAAGTATTGTTTGTTCTAGACAGTTTAGGAATGATGTTAACTCCGACAGACGTTAACCAGTTTGAAGCAGGTGAAATGAAAGGTGATATGGGTCGTAAACCTAAAGCACTAACAGCACTTGTACGTAACTGTGTGAACATGTTTGGTACATTAAACTTAGGTCTAGTAGCAACTAACCATACGTATGCGTCACAGGATATGTTTGACCCAGATGACAAGATTAGTGGCGGTCAAGGCTTTATCTATGCTTCAAGTATTGTTGTAGCTATGCGTAAACTTAAACTTAAAACAGACGCTGACGGTAATAAGACCACAACAGTTAACGGTATCCGTGCCGCTTGTAAGATTATGAAGACACGATATGCTAAACCGTTTGAGAGTGTACAAGTAGAGATTCCATATGAAACTGGTATGAGTCCTTATTCAGGTATGGTAGATATGTTAGAAGCTAAAAACATGCTGAAAAAAGAAGGCAACAGTTTAGTCTACACACTAGCAGACGGGGTTGTTATTAAAAAATTCCGTAAAGCATGGGAACGTAATGAAGATGAGTGTCTAGATAAAGTAATGAAAGAAATTTCAACTAATGTGCATTTGCTAAGTACAAAAGCTACCGACGTAGCAGACGAAGATTTATCTGAAAACCAAGTACTTGAACAAGGGACTGAATAATGAGTTTAGAAATTGATTTGTTAAGTGAAATGTGGCTTACTACTAAGGAATATATTTCACAAAAAGATCGACAGGCAGTAGCAGATCATGTGGTTAATGTAGTTGCTGATCACAGCATTACAGAAGCAGATTTGAAAAAGTTTGGCGGTACCGATGCATACCTTAGACGTGCTGTGGAAGAATATCTAGGCGAAGAAGCCGAACCTGAAAACGACTACGACGACGAGTAAGTATGTGGTATAACCGAGTAGTACAAAATATTGGCGCATTGCCTGACTTCATTGACTACTATAGTAATGAGCTAGCACAGGCTAAAAATGAAGTTAAGGTACACGGCAATATTGAAAAAGGCCTAGCTACTTTACCCGGAGTTACAGAGCAACGTTTCAATCAGTTACAGGAGATTGAAGCGGTGCTTAACTTTCTCAACATCAAACTTCGTAAAATCCGTCAGGACCACTACAAAAAGTATCTTGAAGCCTATGCACGTGCGCTGACCAGTCGCGATGCTGAAAAGTATGTCGATGGTGAAAGCGAAGTTATTGATATGGAAACCATCATTAACGAAGTAGCCTTACTGCGTAATAAATGGCTAGGCATTATGAAAGGTTTGGAAGCAAAATCATACATGATTGGACATATTGTTAGACTGCGCACAGCAGGAATGGAAGATGCAACAGTTAATCAATAACGTAGACGAACTGTTAGCACAGTGGGAAGAGATTAAATACGTTTCTTCTCATATTGGCCCAAACGATAATATTGACATATTGGATTATATGAATCGTAAAGGTCAACTCATACACTATTCACAAGAACTACGTTATGCAAGATTAAGCAATAATATAATAGACGAAGCAGAATATACTGCAAAATTTATAGAAGCTTACACTAACTTCAGTAAAGATTTTATTTTTAGGATATTAAAAAATGGCTAGACATGCACTTAAGGTATTAAATCAACTTAGGGAGTATGATAGCTTTCTTGATAGTTTACATACGATTGTAGATATGGGCTGTGGAACAGGTGAAGACATCACTTGGTGGGCAACATTAGTATCACGCGACGATCCTCCTCGCCCTTATAATTATAATTGTTATGCAGTTGATCGTGATGCTGCTAAACTTGGTCAAATACCGTCGTTTGCTAATATTCGACCAATCAACAGAGATTTTACTGCACGATGTATTCCAGTACAAGCTGACCTAGTATGGTCGCATGATAGTCTGCAATATAGTACTAATCCAATCGAAACATTACGAGTATGGAACGAACAGATGAATGTCAATGCTATGCTAGTATTGAGCATTCCGCAACATAGCGGCGTAGCAGATAACAAATATTATAGTCGAACACACAGCGGGTGTTTTTATAACTTTACTCCAACTAGTTTAATTTATATGTTGGCAGTAAATGGATTTGACTGCAAGGATGCTTACCTACTTAAATCATTTAATGACCCATGGATACACATAGCAGTATACAAATCAGACATTGCTCCTATGGATGCAACTAACACAACGTGGTATGATCTAATTGATCTGGGTTTATT